GATATGCATTTTTATTATATAAAAAGAATTCAAGATATTGGAGCTTATACCAATGCTACTGATATGCCTTTTAGATTTATACCTTGTATGGTTTCAGGTTTAGCTTATTATTTATCAATGAAGTATGCTCCACAAATGACTCAACCAATGAAATTATTTTATGAAGATGAACTACAAAGAGCATTACAAGAAGATGGTTCAGCTTCAAGTACATACATTACACCTAAAGCTTATTACCCAGGAACCTAATGTCTAAATACGCAACAGGAAAACATTCAAAAGCAATTTCTGATAGATCAGGTATGGAATTTCCATATAGAGAAATGGTTAGAGAATGGAATGGTTCGTTTGTTCATTACACAGAGTTTGAACCTAAGCAACCACAACTTGAACCAAAAGCAATTGGTGGTGATGGTATTGCATTATTACAAGTAAGACCAGATAGAACAGAACCAATTACAACTGTAATGATACCGGAAAATGGTTTTAAGACATACCAAGCAGGATCAGGAATTATTAATGTAAATGTTCCTGGACATGGTCTAACAAATGGTACAACATATTTATTTAGAGGTGCACCAACAATTTCACCTGGAACAGGTACTTCAACTAATCCTGTATTTGCTTATGCATCAATTCCAGACTTTGATGGAATTACTGGAGCACAGATAGGTCAAGGATCTGGTTATGCTATAACAACTGGTCTTTATGATAATGGTGCAAGAGTTACAACAGATTATGCTTTATCTAATTTCTTCTTCTTTACAGTGAATTCAGATACTGCTACAACAGGAAATATTAAAGGAGGAGGCTACGGTTGTTCCGTTGGACCTATAACAATAAGCGCATGATAAATAAAATTTGGAATTGGATTAAAAATATATTTAAACCTACAAAACAAGATCCTCATCTTGAAATGTATGAAGAAGTTAGAACTGATAAAGTAGAAAAAATACGTAGAAAACATGGAGGAGATTCTAAGTAATGGCTTACACTTTAACAAACTTACAAGATGATGTCAGAAACTATACAGAAGTAGATAATGGAGTTTTATCCAACACTATTTTAGATACAATAATTAAAAATGCAGAGAATAGAATTTACAGAGAAGCTGATTCTGATGATAACAGATTTTATGCTACTTCAAACCTACAAGCTGGAAATAGATATGTAACTATTCCATCAGATTTAAGATTTATAAGATATGTACAATTAAAAGATGGTTCTGGTAACCAAGTATTTTTAGAAAAAAAAGATACTTCGTATATGTCAACTTTTTATGATACACCAGGCACTCAATCAGGTTTACCTAAATATTATGGTAATTGGGATGCTAATTTTTGGGTAGTTGCACCTACTCCAAATAGCACATTTGAAATAACTCTAGCTTACACAAAACAACCAACAAGTCTTACAGATTCTTCAGTTAGCAGCACTGGAACTTACGTATCCAATAAATATCAGGATTTACTTTTGTATGGAAGTCTGGTAGAAGCATATGGATACTTGAAAGGTCCAGCAGATATGTTACAATACTACGAAGGATCTTTCAAAAGAGCTTTACAATCGTATGCGATCGAACAACAAGGTCGTAGACGCCGAGACGAATATCAAGATGGTGTTATTCGAACTCCTTTAAAATCACCATCACCATAAATAAATTAAGGAGATAAATAAATGGCTAATATAGTACCTGACTCTTTTAAAACAGACCTGCTTGGTGGCGTGTTTGATTTTGATTCATCTGGTGGATCAACTTTTAAATTAGCGCTTTACACATCTATAGGTGGTTTCAGTACTTCAACTACAGCTTACACAACTACTAATGAAGTTTCTTCATCTGGTACAAGTTATACAGCTGGTGGAAATACTTTAACTAATAATGGTGTATCAGTATCAAGTAATATTGCATTCGTTGACTTTGCAGATTTAACTTTTAGTTCTGTAACGTTATCTGCAGTAGGGGCTCTGATTTATAAAGGAACTTCTAATGAAGCAGTATTAGTGTTAGATTTTGGCGGAACAAAAACTGCAACTAACGGTGATTTCGTTATTCAGTTTCCAACTGCTAACTCATCTAGTGCAATCATTAGACTTGGCGACGCGTAATAAAATTTGGAGTAGTAATGGCTTTAATAGTTAACGATAGAGTTAAAGAAACAAGTACAACTACTGGAACAGGAACGTTTTCACTAGCCGGTGCAGAAGCTGGTTTTGAAACTTTTGTTTCAGGAATTGGTACAACCAACACAACTTACTATGCAATTGAATTAAATTCAGCTAGTGAGTTTGAGGTAGGTATTGGTACAGTTACCGATGCTTCACCTGATACTTTATCAAGAGACACAGTTATCTCATCATCAAACAGTGATAGCAAAGTAGATTTTTCTGCAGGTACTAAAAATGTATTTTGTACACTACCAGCGAAGAGAGCTATGTCTCCATCTATGACAGCCACAGACTATTTAGTAACACATGCTTCAACTCTTTCACAGGATCAAACAATAGACTCTGGAGTTTTAGCAGGACCCGTGACAATAACAGGAACACAAACAATAACAGGAACGGTAGTAGTCGTATAATGAGTAAAATTGAAGTCGATCAAATAGACCCACAATCAGGAACAACGTTAACTCTTGGAACTTCAGGAGACACGGTTGTTGTACCTTCAGGTGTAAGTTTAGCTCCAGGTGGAGGATTAACTCTTACAGGAAACTTTGTCGTTGACGGTGGCACAATAAAATTAGATGGTAACTATCCAACAGGCTCAAATAATGTTGCTTTGGGAAATCAAGCATTAGATAGTGGAAGTTTATCAGGTGCTCAAAACGTTGCAATTGGAACAGATTCTTTAACAAATAATACATCAGGTAATAATAACACTGGATTAGGTTATAATTCACTTAATAATAACACAACAGGTGGTTCTAATGTAGCATTGGGGTCATACACACTAGATGCTAACACCACAGCTAATAACAACACAGCAATAGGAAATGCTTCACTTACTGCTAACACAACTGGCGCAAGTAATACAGCATTAGGTGCTGATTCATTAAGAAATAACACAACAGCTTCTAACAACACAGCAGTTGGATATTTATCTTTATGTTCTAATACGACAGGAGCAAATAACACATCTGTCGGAAGAAGATCAATGTTAGATAATAGCACAGGAACAGGCAATACAGCTTTAGGTCTTAATGCTTTAGAAAATAATACTACAGCTAATGATAATGTATCTATTGGATTAAGTTCTATGGCTACTAACACAACAGGTGCACAAAATACAGCAGTAGGTAGAGATGCTTTAACAGCTAACACTATAGGATGTAGAAGTGTGGCGATTGGTTATAATGCTATGTGTGCAAATACTGATGGTAATTTTAATACTGCAGTCGGTAGAAGTGCATTATCTACTAATACTACAGGAGATAATAACGTATCAGTAGGTTATTCTTCACTTCAAAATAGTACAACATCTAGTGGTAATACTTCTGTGGGTATGGAAAGTATGTTCTTAAATACGACAGGTGCAAACAATACTGCAATCGGATTATGTTCTTTAAGAGCTAATACGACAGGAACTGCTAATTCTTCTATTGGAAGACATTCACTAAGAGATAATACTACAGGAAATTGCAACACAGGTCTTGGTCATAATGCTTTAAGAAATAATACAGAGGGTGAGTTTAACACTGCTATTGGTAATAATGCACTTTTAAGCAACACCACAGCAGACAACAACACATCAGTAGGATTTGAATCTTTATGTGCTAATACGACAGGTGCTAATAATACAGCAGTAGGTTTTGAATCTTTAAAAGGTAACACAACAGGTCAAAGCAATACTGCTGTTGGTAGAACAAGTTTATTAGTTAATACAACAGGTTCAGATAATATTGCAATTGGATTAAGTGCTTTAAGATGTAACACAACAGCTTCTAAAAACACAGCAGTAGGTTTTTGTGCTTTATGTTCTAATACGACAGGTGTTGAAAATACAGCAGTTGGTCATGAGGCTTTAAAAGTTAACACTACAGGAAACTACAACACAGCTATAGGTAGATACACACTTCAAGCCAATACAACAGGTTGCAACAATACAGTATTAGGTACTTTTGCTTCGGGTTCTAATACAACAGGTTGTGATAATGTTGTTGTTGGTTACAATTCTTTCGCTGATAATACCACAGGGTGTAGAAATATTGCTGTTGGTTATAATGCTTTAGCTGATAACACTACAGGTTTTGGAAATATTGCTATTGGTTATGATGCTCTTCGATTAGTTACAACAAATGGTGGTAATGTAGCTGTGGGTTATGTTGCACTAGAAGATAATACTGCTGAAAATAATACAGCTGTAGGTTATTGTGCTATGAGAGTTACAACATCAGGTGCAGATAATGTTTCTATGGGTTATAAATCTTTAAAAGCTAATACGACAGGTGGTAAGGGTTCTGCTTTTGGTTATCATGCTTTATGTGCTAATACAACAGGAAATGATAATAATGCTTTTGGTTTTGAAGCTGGTTGTAATGTTACAACAGGAAATGGAAATGTTTTTGTAGGAAGTGGAACTAGAGCTTCTGGTGGAGGAGATAGTAATGCCATAGTAATAGGTAATGGAGTTTCTAAAGGAGGTCAAACTGGATTTATTAATCCAGATGGTGGTAGTGTTTATCAAGGTAATAACTCATCAACTTGGAACCAAACTTCAGACAGAAGAATTAAAAAAAATATCACAGATAACACAATAGGTTTAGATAAAATAAATCAAATACAAATTAGAAACTTTGAATATAGAACACCTGATGAAATTACAGAATTACCTAAACATTCCGCAATAGATAAACAAGGTGTACAAGTTGGTGTAATTGCACAAGAGATTGAAGAAATTTTACCAGATGTTGTAATACAAGAATCTACAGGAGTTAAATCAGTAGATTCAAGTAATCTTACTTGGTATATGATTAAAGCAATTCAAGAATTAACAGCTAGAATAGAGGAATTAGAAAATGAGTAGTATTATAAAAGTAGATACAATCCAGGACCAAGACGG